ACTAGCTGCAAAGTCTTCGTAGAGTCCACGCATTTCATCTGTAGTAAGATGCCAGGTATCTGAGATTTTCCAAGTAGCACGACCACGAGACATTTTACGTGCAAGCTCTTCATATACCTTGGGATTGATTCTGTCAAGCAGACCCATGAAAACGTCACTAATCATGTTACGTACATGATAGCCAGTGAATGGCATGATGACGGATGCTTTATAAAGGTTCGTAGCCCTGTTAAGCTGACGAATAACACCACCCATTGAGGCAGAGTTCCACTTCGTAAGCTCATTGAAAGTCTTAGCTAGGTCGGCATGTTCTTTAGGAAGGTACCAATCTCCACCCTGGTCATCTACGATCTTCTTAAAATCAGCACGCAGACGATCATAATTAACACGAGTTAGGCCACGCTCAGTCATACCTTTTTCAGTAAGTCTCTGAGCATGTACACCATAGTTATCCATAAGATCGGCGTATACATATGCACGAGTCATCTCTCGCTGCATCTTAATACGACGAACTAGTACTGCCTCAAATGCATTTTCAATAGGCTTCAAGCCTTCACTCTTAGCAGTAGTAGTTGTATATCTTCCTGCATTACCATTTTGATGTATGTACTTCTTACGAGAAGTTTTGAATTCACCCCTGGTACCAGTAGTTTTACGTCGGTTGTATACATATACATAGTTATCAGCCTTGCGGTGGCCGATATTACGTCCATTAGGATTAGTGGGTGTATTGCGAGCACCACCGCCTATCTCTTCAAAGTACATATCATCGTACATCTTTATAAGTTGCTGTCGAGCGGTTTCCAGTCTCGGCTCCATGAGAACCGTACCATTATCAATAGCGTAATGTATACGAACAGCTTCATCCTTCGTGAACTCTCGTGCAATCTTCTGTAGTTCATCACGGAAGGCATTCAATTGCTTAACACCAAGAGAGTGTGCTCTCTGTGTTACAAGTGAAAGTTTGCCGGGGAAGTTGTGCTCAAAGCTAAGATGCCGAGCAGCCGATTCTGTTGATTCCTTGATAGACTCAGGTAGAATCTTCTTAGCTGACTGATAGACCTTACCAGTAAAACGCAGAGGAATATGAGAGTTCCCTACACGAACAGAAATGGAACGATAGACAGGGTTACGAGTAGCTGCAAAGACTTCATCACGGACTATCTGTAGGTCTGGCTCATATGTTGCACGAACTTCATCAGCTACACCACGCAGACGATTAACGTCAGATTTAGTTAGTGCATCAAGAACTTCATCCATAGCAGCACCAGACGAAATACGACCAGAATTTACTAGCTCATCGTCAACCTTAGACATGAAGTCTTTGAAATCTTCGCTAGCATTCAACCACTTATCAATCTGGTGAGGATAGATAGGTTGATTGTTCTTCAGCGCATCAACGATGAATTGAGTACCTTCATCTAGGTCAGCATTAATTCCACGACGGACAGCCTCTGCAACTTGATTAGCTACAGCAGGAGCATGATATCGTGGAGCTAGTGTAGCTCTACCTCTTGAAGCATGAGAACCACGCATAGTGGTCAAAATAGTATTACGAACTTGATCTTCCGCTACAGTAGTAGCTTGACGAACAAGTGAATCTACAGAGGGACGCCAGTTATTAGCATTAGGATAGTTCAAATAGGCTTGATCGGCGTAGCTTCTTACTGCTCTTTCGGCAGCATCTCGGCTAAGATTTACCATAGACTCTTCCGAAAGACGAGTCATAGCTCGACCACCACGAGCAACATCGGCAATCTCATCTACTACACCAGCACCAAGCAGGTTAGTTGGATCTAGGAAGATTTCACCAGCAGCACCTACACCCCGAGATAGCCATGATTCTATACCAGGATGCTCTCTTTCCAACTCACGCAAACGATTAGCAAAGTCACCAGGATCACGGTTCTTGAAAGTCTCGTAAACACTTCCAGCACCCGTTTTTTCAGTTCCGGCAAGCCCTTCACCTGCACCGCCAATACCGGCTCGTGCAGCACCAAATCTACCCTCTAGGGCTTCTTCTGCTGATTTGGGGGCAGGTCTTTCTTCGTCATCATACTTATAGTTCAGCATATCTTTCATGCTCTCAAACAAACCATAAGCAGGACGAGAAACAACATCCATAGCTCGGCCACCAGGAGAGTTATTAAATCCATCGAATGCTCCACGGAGAGCTTCACCCTCACGAGCTTCGTGTCTAAGTAGAGAAACCTTCTGTTGGTAGTTCTCAATAGCTTTCTTTTCAATCTCTTCAAGAGCAGCATTGAGGGATCTATTCATCGAGGATGAAATACTATGCGATCCTGTTTCATCAGGATCACCAAAAACATATTCGTATTGCTTGCGAGTAGATGTAGGAATCTTCTGAGTACCGGAACCAATACGGCGACGGATACCTTCTGCCCCCGCACGTACACCCTCTTGTGTGTATCCTTCATTGGCGTATGGCCGTCTGGCTGTTACCTGAGAAGGACTTGAAATTGGGCGGCCTTGTCTATAACCTAGCAGTCGGTTGAAATCCCGAATATAGGTAGAACGAGGACGGAAAGGCATTACTTACCGTAGAACTTGCTCTTGAAGTAGGCGGCCCCACCAATCTTGCTAGGTGGAGTGTAGCTAGCCATTCTAGCTGCTAGAGCACGCTTAACGAAATCAGATGGCATATATCGTGAAGAAGAACTAGAACTGGAAGAAGAACTAGGTGCCTTATACGACTTGCTAGAAGACGAAGATGAAGGCTTTGAGTAAGACGACTTGCTAGAGCTAGAAGTCGTCGGGTGACTATTCTCTCTGGCAGCAGACGTGATCGGCTTATCCTTATTAAAGGACTCGTACTTGCCTACATGGAGGCTTGGAGAGATAGAGCCACGAACGCCACCGTTATCAGGCATCCTTAGAATATTGCCGATCAGGTTTCCACTAGCCTTACTGAGACTCTCGGCAACAGAACTTCCAGCATTACGAATCTGGTCTACTAGGTCAGCTTCTTCGACTGGTTCCTTTTCCTTTGCTCTTTGGAGTAGCTGACGAGAAGCAGCGGCTTGAATAGCTGCGTCGATCTTTGGGTTGCGCTCGGCAATACCACGACCTTCACCAGAAGAAGGCTTATAGGCTGGGAAGCCAGTATACATTCCTCCAGACTGTCCGGGATCGTCTAGATCGCCACCAACAGCAAAATCTGGGTTTCTTGTACTCTGTGTAGTACTCTGCTTACCTGTAAACTGCTCAGCAATACGGGTAGTGTTTGGCTCGATATTAGGGTTCCAAGGACGGCTACCAGCAAGCATTTTTTCAAAGAAACTACGCTGTTCTAGATCTTCTCTATATTGATCTGCGTCAGGGTTTGGTATATACCCGCCTCGTGCAGACCATTTATCCAGATCGAAATCAGTTACAGGAGCCTCTTCATACCCTGTAGGAATACCAATAATACTGGCCTTCTCATATTCCCTTTTATCCTGTTCCTGCTTGACACCTTGTAGCCATCTAGAAAGAATCTGACTCTTTTGCTCTTCTGTCCAGCGTCCAGCATTCACCATAGACTGTGCTTTGGCTACCTGAACCTGATACATAATACGTGTAGCTAGATCACTTGCTTCTTGATCTGTAAGACCTTGATGTTCTATTTTTGCCGTATTTCCAGCAGCATCTGTACGAGCAAGATCAGGCATACCCATACGTAGAGCGTCGTTACTCTGAATTAGATCTTGAACAGCGCCTCCAGATTCAAGAGTTTGTTGTGATCTAGTAGGTAGAAGATTGTAGTAATCTGCACGCTTAGAGAGTTGACCTTGTGCAGCGTCAATGAGAGCTTGTACAGCAGGAATCTCCGTACCCGCTAGTCCAGCAGAAACATCTCTGGCAGTTCCGCCGTATCTTTCAGCAAGCTGCCGAGCTTGCTCTCGATCTTCTGGAGTATCAAAGATATCTTCAACTGCTTGGTAATAACCGGGGTTGTACCAGTTAGCGTACTCATTAGCTGTGGCTGTTTGTGTGTCGGTAGTTTTAGGGGTAGTCCAATCTCCACCACCTGAACCACCGCCACCATATCCCCCACCACCATAACCACCACGACGATATCCGCCACCGCCCCCTCCACCACCTCCACCTCCGCCGCCACCACCCATTACAGGAGGATTAGCGAGAAGTGCGTTGTAGTTTTGAGCTAGAACGGTTTGCATCTTATCGAACCAAGCAAGATCGGTAGCTTGATTCGTGTCAGAGGTTTCGTCGATTTGTGCAAGGGTATTAGCGTAGCCAGCAAATGCTGGATCTTGTGAAGCGAGAGCAGCATTTGGATCAGCAGCAACAGCAGCAGGATCAAACAAGTTCCCGTAAAGCTGTTGCATCCAGTTGTTGCCGCTCTGTAGAACGTCACCAGTTAGATTGGCGTAGTTCTGATTAACAGCCGCACGAGCTTGATCGAACTCTTGTGGCATGAGAGCCAATTGAGCTTGAATAGAACTCGCCATATTGGCGTTAATAGAAGCTACTGCACCGGAGTCTAGTTGTGCTGCTTGTTCGGCAGTAATTCCAGGCGGCAAAGCACCATTGTTAGCCGCCCTGTAGGCGTCCAGAAATGCCTTGGTAATAGGAATTGTGCCACCAGCAGGAGGCGGAGTTGTAGCAGCAGCAACAGGTTGTGCAGCAGCTAATACTCGTTTCTGAGCAGCAACAGGATCTACCCAGTTATATGGGTCAGACATAATCTAGCTCTTTCTAACCGATTCTTTGGCTAGCGGCGCGACGAAGCATCTCCGGCGTAATTGAAAGTCCAGTTCGTGGTCCACGGTTTTGACGCTTACGTTCAAAGCCACCGAATGTTCCCGGTCCACCTTGAGTTGTAAATCCAGCGCCAGTTACTTGATTACCAGGAACTGTAACAGCAGGTGGTGGTTGAACAGCAGCAGGAGGTGGACCAGTTACTGCACCAGGAAGTCCAGCGGTCATTGCTGCAACTCCACCTCCACCTCCACCAGAACCTCCACCGGAATAACCTCCGCCAGAAGGATTATAAGATCCTCCACCACCCCCACCATCATAACCAGTAGGAGCATAGTTTGAAGCTAGATCCCATTTAGTCTTCGCTACTGGTGTAGGAGGAGGAGTATATTTAGAAGCATATGCGTTGGTATACTTCTGCTTGTACGCATCAGAATACTTTTGCGTATAGGCATCTGTGTACTTCTGCTTGTACGCCTGATTGTACTTCGCAGCTACAGCAGCCTTATATGCAGCATTCCAGGCAGCAATTTGAGCAGCAGTAGGTCCAGAGGAACCACCGTATGATCCCGAAGAACCACCACCACCTCCAGAACCTACTCCCGAAGATGGAGCCATTGTCTTGCCAGCATACTTACTGGCAGGCGGGGGAGAATAATCACTTTTGGTCTTGCTATAGTATACCATTACTGATACCCCATCATTGAGAGTAGACGCTCATTGTTGTATTCAGCGTCAGTTTGGAGTCTGCGTCGAGCGATTGTAGCTAGGTTGGTATTCATGTCCTGAGCCATGATTCCACCCTGCCTGTTATATTCTCCAGCAAGATCCATTTGACCTTTAATAGCTGGACCAGCATGAGTCATACCACGATCAGCCCATTGCTCTTTACCTTTGAGGGCAGTTTCATCGTAGGTACGCTTCATCTTGTCAAGAGCGTTATTGTAATTAATACGATAACGGTTCTCTTGATCGTCATACTCCGCTTTCTGACCGGCCCACTTCAAGGTCAGAGCGTTAAGAGCGGCTTGATTTATAGCCATCACCCACCCTTTAGTTTACGCTTCAATGCCTGGTTATAAGCAGTCTTATACGTAGTACGTGAGGCAGGAGTAGAACTACCACGAGAAGTATAAACACTCTTAGAAGCAGGTGATTTCCCTGAATAATAGGAACGGCCAGTACTCAAATTGGGACTATGAGTAGTTTGAGTAGTGCGTGGAGTTACATAGCCACCAGTAGAGCGAGTACCAGTTGGAGTATTATAGCCACCCCTACCAGTAGCAGGGCCACTCTTTACTGTACGACCTGGATTATAACGAGCTACGGAAGGAGCAGATCGAATCTGTCGATCACTGTGATCCTCGGCATTACGATTAGAGAAATGGCCGACCGCAGGAACATTATGCTTCATTCCTCGGTAGTTATCAGGATCATATTCTCGAAGGGTATAACCCTTCGTTTTGTATTGACGACCCTGACGACCGTCTCGTGGATCATTATTATCATCACCAGAGCGGCCACGAACACGCTGAGCAGCAGCTTTACGTAGCTTATCGGTTGAACTGGTCACCGTGTCCTTCTTCCGTCATTGATGCCTTGGAATTTCTTCAGTCTTTGTTTCGCCGCTCGCTGTACGTTATTGATGTTGCCAGGGCGAGGAGAATTAGATGGGCCATAACGAGCTGGACCACGAGAAAGGATACCACGCATTCCACGAGCGTCTTGGGCATTGTAGATACTTCTAGGCCGAGCCATAGCTACTGATCCTCCGGACTTCCATATACATGGTAGTAACAGTCCAAGTCACAATGTCATTATGTTGAATAGCAACCTGAATGTTTGTAGCATTGCTAGGTGCTGAGTAGTGTACGTGGTCGAGTGCCGTGAATGTTACGTAGCTTGGAACATCGTACATAGAAACACGATGCACTTCACGTCCATAACCACCATTGTTGTAAAAGAAAACAATGTTACACTCGCCACGGAAAAGACCACCACCGTCACGAGTAGCTCGCATTTGGAAAATAGTTTCCCAGACACCTTCTATCGGAAAAAGAACAATTTGTTGACTGCCTGGGGCTAGCATATTACGGCCGTTCAGAAAAGTCAAATTGTTAATAAAGACTTGACCGGGATTGATAGTCATACCAGCGCCATTAAAAATTCCGTAATAAGACTTGTTATCATGAGCATGGTCAGCACGAGCCACAAATGGAGAGTAACCTGTATGAGTAGCAACACCAGATGGCTTAATTTCACCGATTGACGGTGAAGGCAAAGCTTCACCGATCCAGTGTTTATCTGGATCAATATGTCCACGAGTAGAGAGGTTTTCGTCAGCTACCGATGTTGATGCATATGGCTTATCTTCAATAGGAGGTTCTTCCTCCCGATTCATCATTCCTGAATAGGTGTTACTCACTACCGTACCTTCTCAAACTCAGACCGCTCAGTATTCTGTACGACAGCGATATCCTTAATTTTAATCTGTGACTCATCACTCTGTAGGTCTGCCATCAGCATCAAAGCACACCGTCGATAATGGAACAAACTCGGAATCTGAATCAAGTTTGATCCAACACCTACAGTGTAGTCTTGATTTATAATGGTACGAACCATAGTAGACTCACCTACAGAGGCATCAATGTCCCAACTAGTTCGGAACTTATGCTGAGAGTCAGAAGTGAATAGCTCTACAAGTCCACGCTTACATTGCTTCAAGTTATACGGGTTACCACCGTCGATGTACTTTGTCTTAAGCAGGATAGAAACTTGCCGTTGCTCACCCGCACCAGTATTGGTCCAGTACTGGTCTTTACCGCCATCAAAGATGAGTAGTTGTAGTACAGCATTCTTAGGATCTGCTTCTGTTGAGTTTGTGATGTAGGCCATCATAAAGACAGTTGGGTCAGGGTTGAGAAATGTTGGAATCTTACGTGTAACTGACTGAATAGAGGCAATTCGATAACCAGCAAAATTCTCATCATCATAGCTATCCGCTGTCATGACATTCCACTCAGTCCACGAAATTGGATCGAGCTTGGAGTAGAAGGTCCTACAGGCTTTACTGTCATATTTGTTAGCGTCACTGGAGAGAAGCTTACCAATAGAAACAATCATGCCATCTTCGTAGGAATTAATGGTATGCACACGAGTACCTTTGGCAAGGAACCACTGATCTTCAATAACTGAGCTAAGTTTGGTACACTGTAGACCGTTTGTAGCCCAAACGCCCTGAGTATTCACATAATAGACAATATTCTTCGATTCAAACGCACATTGACTCGTAGTACAGATAGACTCCGAGTCCAATTGACGTAGAATCCATGACTGCGGCGATCCTTCCACAAGCAGCGTGAAAAGTCCTGCACTCGTAAAAACAATGAGCTTGTTTCCCAGCGGAACTACCTTCTTAATTGCTCCAATACCAGAAGCACCTACGAAAGGGATGCGATTTGTTGTAAATGCCCACGTTTCAGGGTAGCCGCCAGATGGTGCAATGTCAGTGAAGTAGAGCCATTGGTTCTGGTACGCCCAAAGACGGTCCTTGAAGGGGAAAAGACCGTGGAAAATAGCACCAGCAGAGCTAGGAATCTGTGCATATGTAACGGTATCTGCAACCCAGTCAATAGCCGTGATTTTGTAAACACCAAGAGAGTGAATAAGGAAGTAAACAGTGTCGAGATACTGACAAATACCGTTAATAGAGGCAGGCATGGGAACACGAATGTAGCCGTCACCAGGGTTTGCAGCACCATGAGAACGAATCAGATTGAGATGCGGCCCATTTGAAACGGCATCGGGTACAGATTCACCCCAGGAACCCCATGCAAATGCAGGTGCGTCAGAGTTGTAAATGTTTGGGTTCAACTGGTAGAGAATGTTGGTCTTCTCAGTATCAGGGGATTTACCACTACCAGCAGCGTAGTCAAAGACCTTGAAATCAATAGAGCTTTGACGAATGCCCATACGATTTTCTAGCGAATCGCCGGTTGCTACGACGTTGTAGCAGATAGCTGAGAAGCCATCGGGGATATTAGAGGGAAGCTCGGCCGTATACATGCCCTGACCGAGCAGGACACGGAAATATTCTTCACCTTGAATTTGGGAGGTTAAGGCCATTACACGTACCAATACTCATTCTGAAAGTCATCAGGGTCGCTTATTTTGTACTGTGGCTGATCCGTTGACTGAGCTTCATTTCGGCGGGTAGACACGTGACGATCATACTGCTCCATTTCAGTCTCAGCAGCACGCCAGTTCTGATTCTTATTATGTGCTCTAGCGAGACAGAATTTTACGACGTCTTCGTGATATACTTCGGGGACCGTGAATTCGTTAAAAGCGGCTTTCTGTATATCCCCACCTATAGTCATAGTGTGACCGCTCGTTACATTAAATGGTGTAAGAGGTATCCCTGGCAGCACAGTCAGATCAACTGATCCATCGAATGTAAAGATAGGATAAGCAAGAGCCGTAACTTTACCGCTCCAAAGCTGAAAACCATACAAAGTAAAGCCAGGACGAGGAATGGGATCTTGAATAGGTAGATCAGCAGCACCAATGATAATATCAGCATCTATTGTAGCTTGAACATCAAAAGCTCCCCACGGTGCAGAAGCTGTAATCAATTGCTCTGCACCCGCAGAATCAATATTCCAGAGTTGTACTGTTCCAATTACATTGTCGTAAATAAATCTGATCTTAATACGTGTTCCAGGTTTATAGGTTGAAGAATAAACTAATGTAGGTACAACTTTGGTAGTAGTGCCATCAGAAACAGTTACATTAAAGGATAGGATTCCAATAGGACCTAAAGTATATTGAATAGACCAATGCAAATCAGGTGCAGCTTGGCCTGGTCCCATAGTAGTTAGAAAGTATGTTCCAGTAGCATCAATAGAAAGATCAAACGTTACATTAAAACTAGGCATCCCATACCATGTAGCATTAGGATTAGTATGTGCATATCCACCAACACCAATATCAGATGCCTTCCACTGTAGGTAAGGAGCAACAACTGTCATTGGCGGTGGAGTCTTAGAATAGAGAACTTCTATCAAATACGTATCAGCGTCACTCACCGGCCAGAGACAAATGGAACCTGATTGATAGTACCAGTACTGAGCGCCACCTTTAGCATCTGTGAAACTACGAGACAGATCAACTTCATTCAAACTGGTATGAGCGAGCGCACGATTCGCTACGGAAAGACGCTTAATATTGACACGATCTGGTACAACGATAGGAAACTGATTGGCTGGGACGTTGAGCTTCGTATCGTTGTCTGACGTAGAGCGAATAATGTCTAGTTCAGCCTCATGAATCCATTCTAGAATGTCAGCATCATTGATGACGACGTTATATTCGTCACCAAACTGGCGCTTTACTTTTCGTACTGCGGACGCTACTTCCATTACTTCCTCGTTGGGGGTCGATCGTCATAGAATGTTAGTAGTTCGCCTGTATTGCTGTCTCGCACAGAAAAGCGACTCCGCATTCCAGCCATATGCTCTAGAATGTCTCGTGCTTCTGCTCTCTTTTCTTGGTATCTGTCGTCTGCGTCCTTCTTCTGTTGAGCTTCCATTTTCAGAAGGTTAGCAAACACGTCTTTCTTCTGCGTGTCTGCGTTATACAGCCGCAAGAGAATCTCATCATCTAGTTTCCACGCACGGAGGACGGGCTTTAGTGTCCCGTCCTTTGTTTTTTGAGCCACGACGAATGGTTCTTCGGAAATGCCTTCTGCTCTTGCTGGGTCCAGACAAAGTAGAAAGAGATTTGGGTCATATTCGGCGATTGCTTCGGCGATTCGTAAAGCATCACGTTCAACAATATGTCCATCAACGACAATAAATTGTCCGGTTCCTGGATCATACCACTTTGTCTCGCTCACGGTGTACCCCATTTTGCCTTGAGATATGCCTCAAGTTTAGTAAGATCGGTTCCTGCAAGTGCAGTAGATGTAACAATCAATGAGCCTAGAAGAAAGTTTAAGGCACTAGCAGGAGCGACAGTTGCACCAATAGAAGCTGCTGCGACAGTAAAACCATTAGTACCTGGATCAGCAGAAGAAACAACGGCTCCGTCTGCTCTCATAGAAGACGAGGCACCATTGAAAATTCCAACCAATACATGAGGTAGGCTTACACCAGTACCACCACCAAGTCTACCAGTAGTAGCCGCATAATAATAACCTGATGTAGCAATTCCAAGATTAAGGTTAGTTATGGTAGTACCTCGACCATATATGCGACTGTTGGCAGCAGGCATTACAATTATTTTAAAGGCAGAAGCAATAGTTAGCGGTTGGTTTACAGTAGGCCAAGTATAAGTCATGTGGTCTGTTACACCATCAAATTGAAGTGCATTCAGCCCATTAATTTGGTTAGTACCTGTTGCTGGTTGGTTTGCTGCTGTAGCTTGTACGTGAGTCCTACCTTTACCACTCTTATCAGTAATTTGAGAACAAAAACCACTTACATTAGTAATAGTAGCTATATCAGAAGCATCAAGCCATAGCTCCAAACCAGGCAAAGCAGCAGGAGTCCAAGAAGCCTCGGCATCTGAGTCTGCCATAATACCGAGAACCGGCATTATACGAAGTCTCCGTGTAGATCCCAGGCATCTGTGTTAACCTTGATAATAGTCCAGCCTGATCTAACACTAGCTGTAACAAGTGTACGTGCCTTATTAATAACTACTACACCAGCAGCAGCAAGAGACATTGTAGTATTAGTACTTGTTCCGTGGATTTCTGTACCAAGAGGAAAAGCTACAGTAGCTGTTTCAGGGATAGTGTAAACAGGGTTTGTGCCCGAAAATCGAAGATAACAACCTGAATCTACAAGTGCCGCAGTAACAGCAGCACCGGAATACACTGTGATGGTACGAAGCTTAGTTTGTAGCAATGCTACGGCAGCAGCCAATTCTGCATCTGTAGCTGCTATTGCAATATGTGAGTTCAAAGCAGCAGTAGTAGCAAGAGGAGAAACAGCAGTTACCAAATCAGCATCAGTGGCATAATCAGCAAGAGCAGTAGCAAGCTCAGATTCAGTAATATACTCAGCGGGTATTGGACCTCCGCCACCTCCATCACCAGTACCAACCTCTACATCATTAACACGAACATCACCAACAAAATTGATCTTCGCTCCATTCAGAGCCTCAATAGTATAGTCTCGTGTCGTGACAATATCACGTCCATCAAGCATATAGGTGTCGTTAGTGTCTTGTGGAAAATTCGGCATGGTAACTCCTATGGAACTGTTGGATGGAGGGCTGCCTTCAAACCAGCAAGACGGGCGGCATATGACGTCATATCATTCTGATACGCAAGACTAACCATTTCAGATGCACCATAATCCTCAATATCTCTATAATATTCTAGTTCATCTGTTTCAAGATACTCTACATATTTAAGTTCTGATGAGCGAATACCATCCCATGGATCACACAGTTCATCATCAGATTCTCTACGACCAGCAATATATTGCGTTCCTCGAAATGCTTGTCCGGGACTATACAGACGAGGTACTAGAGACATTCCTTGCATAGCATATTTCATCTTAGCATGAGCGAATTCACAGATTGTAGGTGCAATATCCATATTGCTAACAATACCGTTATCAATTCTACCTAGAGTAAAGTTCGGCAATCTAATCTGAATATTGGCTTTAATGGCTTCTTCATAGGGGAAGCCCTTTGTACCACCACGGCCAGACCGCCATAGACGATGCTCACCAAAGCAGTTTCCATTATCAGTCATAACAATAATAACAGTGTTAGTCCAGAATCCATTAGAAACAAGAGCATCATGAATAGCTAGGAATTGCTCATCAACAGCAGCGATACAACGATAAGCATCATACCTGTATGTATCTGCATTAGTTTGAGTACCAGCAGTCATTAGGCTAGGAAAATGAGTAGACAGCCATTCAGGCTTATCTATAATATTATCCTCATTGAAGGACTCTCTACGAGTAGCAACTCTGTTCTCTGTATTATATAAAGTTTGGTGTCGAGTAGCAGGATACGTGGAAGAAAGCTCTTGAGTAGCGTGGGGAGCAAAATTAGATACCTGTAGGAAAAAAGGAATTCCATCAGGTGCCCTGTTGATATAATCTACAGCCTTATTAGTGAAAACATCAGTAGAATAGTCCGCATCTGTACCACCATATGTAACTAGTACACCATTTTCAACCAATTTATAGTTACGATAGTCTGATTGATTATTATTGCTCATATGAAATGAGTAAGATTCTTCAAAACCAGGTGGATTTGGAACTGCTGCTGGTGCAAAAGGCCATCCATTTAGAACTTTACCAATATGACAAGTATGATAACCAGCGTTCATGAGTGCTTTAGGGAGAGCAGTTTGAAAATCAAAGAGTTCTGCGTCTTCGTTCTTAATAATACCGTGATTAATAGGGTGACGACCACTCCAAATAGTACACCTAGAGGGTGTGCAAAGAGGTGTACACAGTAGTGAATTAGCAAATCGTACTTGTTGATTAGAATAAGTATTCCAGTTAGTCATTCTAGCTGGAAAATCTACTGGAGAGTCATCCAACAGGATGAGAATAATGTTAGGTCTAGCCATTAAGCTGACCTTGTAACTCGAACACCCAAAAGAGCAATAGAACCAGCATATGTATCAGCCACGTTAGCACCCTTACGCTGAACAGTAACCCTCTGTAGGACGTTCGTTCCATTTACATCAACACGAAGATTCGTAGCAACAACATCATATTGAGGAGTAGCACCCGCAGGAACTGTTATAACGGCTGTAGCTTCTGCTTGAACAACAGAACCAACGTCACTACCAACTGCAAGATAGCCACGAGTATGAGCAAGGTACCAATCTCCGTTAGTTGTATCCATCTTGCACCAAAGAAGATCGATATCAAAATCTAGCCAACCATCGGGAAGCCTAAAAAATGCAGAAACTGCTGCGTTAGAGTCAAAAGGAAATGACCAAGCAGGAACAAAGTCAGCAACACTAGTACCTACAGGTGCAAGAACCGGCGTGCCAAGAACGGTATAGAAATCTGTGGCAGGGAGAAAAACAACTGAATAAGTGTCAGCTACGCCAGGACCAGTAGGAATCCACGATGAACCATTTGAACGATACATAGTACCGCCAGCTTTATCCGTAGCAAAGTATGTATAACCAATATTACTAAACTGTGCAATAGGTCGATCAGCAAAAACGCCGGAGCTATTCACACCTGCTACAATTGCAGGCAAAGTATCAGCGGCAAGCATAGTCTCGCCGTTGACCTTAACGCTCCCGATAAAGTTGATTTCGGCTGGGGGAACAACTTCCAAAGTGTAATCTTCTTTGGAAATGATGTTAGCCCCATTGAACATTAGGGCATCATCTACAGTATCGGGAAAAGTCATAGTTATGCTCCGTCACTATTTAGAGCAGCGCCCCAAGTCTGTGGTCCGCAAATAGCATCCTGAGTTAGCTGATTGAGCTTCTGGATTTCACGAACAGCGGTTTGAGTACGAGGGCCATAGTCACCGTCTGGTTTTCCGCAGTCAAAGTTGGGACTGTTTGTTTGACGAAAGAGGCCAGCCGCAACATATTGGATCAGGAAGACGTCGCCGTTTCCCCTCAATGCTGCCTGATTCGATGGATCTAGTGTTGTTTTTTGAAGTTGCAAAGTGAACTTCCCTACAGGTTGAGTTGGTGGAGTAGGACCTGGTTGACTTGGTTGTCCAGGCGTAGTCGGAAGAACAAAGTTCGTATTGATCGGAGGAAGTGTCCTGGCATACTTACGACTCGTTGGAGTCTCTACCAACTGAATATGCCACGGCTCATTGTTAACGTACTTGAATGTACGCAGTCCATATGCCTTGCAATTGTTTTCCATCCAAGGCCACGAAGCCGTCGGAACGGTATCAATTGCTAGTGCAGTCTGCGATGTTGGACTAACCGGACAGGATTCGTGCCACGAGTTACCAGGAGAAGCAAATCCCGGAGGCGGAGGATTCGGCTGAACTCTCCAACCTGTACCTACTCCAAGAGAAACTGTTCTACTATGAGCGTAATCAATGAGTGCATGGAAGCGGCGGCGCAATTCAGGATGCAGATTATAGACAGTGGACTTTGTCATCATCTGATCCCATGACAGCCGAACGCTGCCGTAACCATATGGATAGAGGTTAGTCATCTAGACCTTCCAATTCGTCATCTGGAACGTCTGACTTATTTTCTTCATGCCAACCTTCCGGTGGCTCCGGAACGTCTTCCACGTCTTCAATATCGTCTAGCTCTTCTTCGTCTTCTGGATGAGGAGTGTCAGCTTTTTCGTCCACAGATTCGACTCGCTCTGTCTTCTTCTTAGGCACGTTTGATCCTCTTCTTTGCTGCTTTTTTGAGAGTGGCTGGCTTCGGAGTGTTGCCGTATTTATGTGCCCATCTTCGGGCAATCGCCGGATGTTTCGACCAAAGTAATCGGCGTTGAGCTTCAGACTTAAACGGCATAATAGAACTCCAGATAGTGAAAAGGGAGTGACATTACGCCACTCCCTTTCCACCTCGCTATCCCCGGCGACTTACGACTCAGTGATGTTGGTCATCTTACCGTGACAGTTACGCTGGTGCGTACCAATCTGCCAGTACTTCTTCATAAGTCCTTCAAAGGCATCGTAATCGGTAACCCACTTGAGGACGTTACCATCACGATCCTCCCAGTACCATTCCTTATCCCGCCAGATCTTCAGTTCCTTCTCATTCAAGAAGAACATCGTCTTGGCAGGAGTATCAGGATCGGCAACTACCGGAAGATCCTTCTCACCGTACATGAAAGAAAGACCGGTCAAACCACCGGCCCAGTTCTTCGGCTCGTTGTAACGGCGCATACCAGTAAGGAGATTCCAATATGCACGACGAACACCGAGAGAAGCAAAAATGGCAGTCGGAGTCTTACCGGAAACGACACGAACATCATCCACCATCTTAATCATGGAGAGTTCCGTTAGAGCCGTGGTAGATCCATCTTCCGTTGACTTCCACTTAGAAGTCGTGGTGGGATCAAGACCATGAAGAACGCCGGTAGAATCGACGATCTTATTTAGTCCGGTCGGCTCTTGGTTGTAGTTGCCAGTACGGCTAACGTAGTTACCACTTGCAACAGTAGGAGCACCCACACCAACGGTGAAGGTAGTAGGAGTAAGAACAGCGTCAACTGTAAGAGCAGTACCGCCAGCGACAGGAGTGCCAGCGTTAGAAATGTCGATAACCATTCCCTCTTCGATATATTGTGTGCTATCGACGGTGATGGTTGCTCCCGATGAGGCACCCGAAGTCTTGGCCTTAATACCAGATGCGACGGCTGCATCAAGGTGTCCGTAGGCAACTCGGTTTTCATCTTTGAGAAGGTCATTTTTCAGACCATCCATTTCAATATCCATACCGGAAGCGAAAGCTTGCCGGTCGGACTCAGCGAGCGCAATAAGTTGACCCGTCAGACGAACACGACCGTATCCGTACTTCAAAGTTTCTTGCGCTGCCTTGAGTCCTTGACGGCCAGCAGGAGCAAGCTGGACGTTTTCCGCACGGTATGAAATACCAGCGTTACGAGAAACACGAACAGGAAAGGTGACGTACTTACCGCCAACTGCATCTGTTCCAGTTCCTTCTGAGGTTCGTTCGATCCTCTTGATAGTGATCCGCTCTTCGTTAAGCTGATCGTTGATGTTGCCCTCGTAAATCTCCTTGAGGACACCATTCATGGTGGTCATTGTTGCAGACATTTAGTCTCCCAGGTTTTCTAGCATATTAGCGACCATCTGCCGACGGTCCTTGTCTCTAAGCTGCTTGGTATCAACCTGGCCGGAGGGAACACCACCCTGACCCCCCATAATCTTTGGGGCTTGTCGAGATGTACCATTACGGCTGCTATATTGTCCGAGCATTGAATTCCAGGCTTCAATAGCCTTTTGTGTGTCACCGTGCTGTGACAGTTGGAGTAGGATGAAGTCATCATCGAACTCCCCGTGTAGAGTATGCAACTGTTGGAGCACGTTGTCAAGTTGTGCTTGTTCTGCTGCATCTTGTTGTGATTCGGTAAACTGATCCCGCCAAGCCCGAAGTTCCTCTAGCTCCTGAACTACATTTTGCTGGAAGATCTCTTCTTCGCTTGGACCTTCATTGACTTCAAACTGTTCGTTACCGTTTGGCTGTTGTTGTTCGTAATTACTCATGGCTTCCTCTAGTTGTAGAATTCGAGCCAGTTCGGTCTCGAAACTTTCCCCGTACTGCTCGTTCATTCCTTCCCACATCAGGCGGAAAACCATCTCAGGATCTGATCTAAATGCTTTTACAAAGTTAACCTGTTGCTCTAGTTCCTTATAAGGACCTAGAGCTTCATATGGCTTTAGTTTGCCTGAATACTCCTGGAACTTCTTAGTTACTCCAGCGTCCCAATCTTTAATATAGCGCCCAACGATAGGACGATCCTGAGGTGGGATCTTACTAAGGAAAGGAGAAGCTAGACCTAAATCCTCTTCTACTTGCCCGTTTTCATTATCTGAGTTCGCCGGGGAAGCGATTTCTGAAGTCGGCTCGGGCGAGACCGACTCAGATGGAAACTCAGGAACTTCCATAGCCATTGGAACTTGCTCCGTTGTTTGATGAAGATGCACCTACAGGGGGTCCACCATTAGAAGAACTACCGGACGAATTTGGTGGGCCGGCCTGACCATTTTGCGAACCTGCTTGGGACATACCCAATTGATTCATAGCTTCATCAGTCTGAATTGCATTACGCTGCTTCAACATTTCCATCTTGTGTTGGTCTACGTGGTCCTGAATAATAGTCTGAATCTCTGGAGGAAGCATTTCAAACTCTTGGGTTTTCTGGAACGCTTCGTGCTCCTGAACGTGTACGTCATGGTTATCGTAGGGATTAGTCGTTACGTTATAAACCGCAGGCTGTCCAGTCGTAGGATCAATAACAGGTTCACCAGTCATAGGATCACGCTCAACATCCATCTTAGGCGGAGGCTGACCCATCATACCTGTCATTGGATCTGGCTGAGCTTGTGCCTTCGAGTCAATCTTTGTAAGCTCTTGACCTTGACTCATAAAGACATTCTCACGCTGAGCGTGTCGAACATCAAGCATCATCTCATCGTAAAGCTTATTCGTCTCGCTCATCTGTAGGTACTTCAAAGCCTTCGTCGGTTCAATCACACCCATCTTCATCAGTTCGGTAATAAATGCTTGCTTTGCAGCCGTGCTTCGTGGAGCCATAGAACCAGCTTCAACACGGAAGTCCATAATCGGATTCAGGTCTGCACCCTTGAATTGCTTCACTTCCATGAATTGGTTCTTACTTGTCATAGCTACAATTCGCTCTTCTGTCCAGAAGTCGTGTACATTTGCCAGAACTTGTACTCCTGTTTCCTGTACTGCTGCTTCAAGCGAAACAACGGTGTGGTGCATAATGGTATCATTTTCCTCTTGAAGATACGCAATAGCTGACGCCGCTTCAACTCCAGGAGGAGTTCTACCTTTGGAAATCTCGAATTGGCTCGAAACGTCATCCATATCCCGTAGGGTAACATCAAGCTCGTTAGTAACAGAAGGAGGAAGTTCCGGTTGATCCAGCGCCTTTGGAAAATCAAAGCCAAGCTGAACAGCCAGAAGTAGTCCCGGCTTTGAATTGAACTTCTTCGGATCAATTGATCCCGTGACATAACCCCACTGTGGCTTCCCTGCTAGGTTTCTATTTTCCAGCATGATGGAGCGAGTGCGGTTGTACTCCTTCTGGAGAGGAATCAGAGACTTAATAACAGACTCAGCATAAAACATGCCAGTGGGAACATGGTCAATCTTAACAAACGGGTAACGTCCGTGTCTGAACGGAAACTCATATTCATAGTCCTTCAATCCAGGCTCAGTAGACATAGGAGGAAGAATAGATTTATCACCTACAGGGGGCACAGCACCCATTTGTTCCATACCGGGTAGCATTGGTGTGTTACCCATTTGACCACCCATACCCATCATTGCTTCTGGATCTACAGCAGGGTCCATCTCTGGCTCGTAAACATAGATGACTTTGTTCTCAGCGGTAACAAACATGGCACCATTTTTGAAGTCTCGACAAGGCTTCACCCAAACTTCTTTAACGTAGCACATCTTCTCTTGATCTGATTTGCTAGTTTTAATGCCAATAGAAGTTAGGAATCGAGAATCAACAATAACAGAGGAACTATCCGTACCAGGCTGTACATCAACACCATACGTTTTGTAGACGTCTTCGGGGTCCATCGTTCGTGCATGGATGACATACGGTTGCTCTTGAATATCTACCCTCTGTAGGTTCGGTACGAAAAGATGGAAAGGAGTTACAGCTTCAAAGTCGATCTTGCCGGGTTGACCGTCAAGTTCTTCTTTGGACTCATCGTAATAATTTTTAAGAAATGCAGTACCGCAACAAACTGCCCAGAAAGTTGCTTCCATTCGTTTCGAGTTGAAATACTTCGTCCGAATAATGAATTCCGCAATTGCATCGCCAGCCATTGCCGCCAGGCGATCTTTCTCTTCCGTGCTTCTAGGAACACAATAGAACTGCGGCTCTTCTTTGGAAAGCTTTGTCACTTCGTTACGAATGATACGCAACATACGGTTAGCCGTGTGCCGAACACGCCAGCGATCTTGTGCTGGTTGTTCGACAAGTTGGAAGCCACCGTTTGGATTCTTGGTGGCAACAATCCATTGCCTACCGAAGTAAAACGACAGATTCTCGTGCCACTGTTTCTCGAAATTTAGACGTGCCTGTTGACACGACTTAAGACGCTGATCCCACTTAGTAACTAGGTTGGCATCAGCAGAACCTACAGCCTGCACGATTTCCATCAGATATTACTTCTTATCATCCTTGGAGGTTGCAGCGGCCGTCTTATTCTTGTCGTGCTCGTTCTCGTCAACAGCAGTAGTCTGAGAAGTACCAGCCGGAACCTGCTCAACGAGTTGAACGTCGTCCAGTTTCTTCTGATACTTAGAAGCGGCTTCGTCCCGCTCCTTATTCTTCTCATCTACCATCTTCTGCCGAGTCTCTAGATCGTCAAGAGGTTCAGCGGCGGGATCGTAAATCTCTTCGGGAATTTCACGCTCAAATGCAGCGTCGGGACGTTCCCCACGAGGTTGTGCCTGACGAAGAAGTGTTCCCGGAAGAACACCAAACTTACCGCAAGCAGCCTTGAATTCATCTTCGTCAATTTCATCACGAAGGAAAGCAAAGACGGCATCTTCGGCAGTCTGAATCTTCGGCGGACCAAACTTAAATCGTGGGTCGTCGTCCTTAATTGCATCCGACTTGACATTGGAACGATAATCGGACTTGGTATCCTTATCCTTATCGTCCTTGTCTGATCGTACTGGATGAGCAGCCGTCTCAGCCACTATCATCTCCTTCTTCTGAGGGAACTAGAACTTCGTCTGGAAATTCAATTGGTTGTTCTTCTAAAGCGTTATAACCTTCGTCATAAAAACCAGCAGGCTCTTCATGAACTTCTTCTGCGTCTTCGTCAGTCTTCTCCAAGGAGCGCAGAGAAAGCTTTTCGTGTTGTGCCATCTGCATCATCGTCATCAGTTGTGTCTGCATTGCTTGAATCTGGGTATTCTGATTCTGTATCGTCTGGTTCTGAACTTTGATCGTTTCCGTCAACTGGCTCACTAGATTGAGCAATTCCTCTTCCACTATTTTCCCATCTGTAGGTAGGTTCGACACTATCCTCGGCCTTCCATGCTTCTCGATCAGTTCGCCAAACTTGAATTTGCCGAGCTACATTTACCTGAACCGAGTTCCAGCATTCGTTACAGAAAAAGACAGTACCGTCAATGACGGGATTGAAATGATTATCTAGGTCAATACCAATGTCTACGAACCATTCACGAGGTGGTCCACCTACACCGCAGACGATACATACGTAAGGATGGAAATTAGGCTTCTCCCTAATTGTTACTGGCCTCACCATTCACTCCCTAGTACCTCGTCGAATAGAGATTGGCGCTTTGAGGAAAAGACTAGTTCGTAGTCAAAATCCTTCTCGCCTGCCTCTGGCAAGTTAAGCACATTTCCTACAGGGGCGTCAACTTCATCACTCAGCGCAGGACGGGACATTACTCCGTACCTAAGCGCATCGAGGCAATGGTCATTCTTCTTCAGAGGAACTTCCTTCTTGTTACGCCGAGCTTCAATCTTCGAGCTAGCGAACCTGTCCCACCTGTAGTTTGCGATTTCCTTTAGAGTGTAAGAACACCTTCTGGAGATGAACAACAGCTTTGCATCAAATCGGTTCTGGACACGAGCTATTCCACCACGAACATCATTGTTACCGAGAGCGATAGGCAAACCATTCTCTACATATTCAGTCTGGATAGAAGTACGAGTAATGGCACTAGTGTTTTGGATACTAGGATCGCCAACAATATAAAGAGGATAGACACGGAGTTCTTCTAAGTGTCGTTTGTAGATTTCAGCATTTTCAGAGACGATCCGCTTAGTTTCATAGATCTCATCGTAGACGATGATTCTACCGTCTGTGTCGAAGCAACAAAAGAGGAAGACTGTGGGGTTGGCATACCCGTGGTCCATGCATACAAAATGACCCCATCGGTTCCGGTATTCGTCGAAATCTTCAAGGATATCTTCGCAGATATTCCCACCTTCGTGTACGTCCTTGTTAGAGAAACAGCCTGCGTATACGAGTCCGGTATGTGTGATGAACTTACCAGTTCTACGAGCTTCACGTTCCTCGGTAGACAATCCACGAGTAATACGATCAAGAGCCTCAATTTTGATATGAGGGTTTTCTTCAGTATTGATTTCCAGGACATATATCCCCTTATCTCCCTCCAACCAAGGGTCATAGATGCGGTCCTTAACCCACGTCATCTCAACTAGCGGAGTCATGGAAATCCAGTACGAACCATCCGTGTCAACCAACCGCATAATACATTCGTTATAGATATCTTCGGGCGGCTCTTCATCGAACCAAGTAAAGTGACGTGAAGTACCAGCGAACTTCTCTACGTCCTGCTCATAAGACATGAACTCCAGGAAGGAACCATTATTCAAGTATAGAGTTTTGCTCGCCTTGTCATACGATTCTTCCCAGCTATCATTCTTTAGAAAACGAGTTGGCATCCACCGTTGAATCTCAGGAATAGCAATCTTCTTGATACCGTCTTCAATATCTACTGCAACAACGCGACCACGAATGGGAGGAAGAGGAAGATCATTACGAAACTTATGCTCACCAGTCAACCATTGTACCGCCTCGGCGCCACCAAATACCGTCTTACCGGAACGGTTACCACCAATGTAGAGTTTTTCTTTCGCAGTAGACCTGTGACACTTTTCTTGCGAGGGGTGCGGCTTATATGCAACGAGGCCGGGGGAAATACTTGTTTCACGAAGCTTCTGCTCTACAATCAGAAGTACGTCATCAAAGGATATCTCTTTTTCTTTACGAGGCATCGTAGAAGAATTCTAGTAGTACCTGGATGAGTTCCTCTAATCTCTCAACCTTGTCATGCTCGTTAGCCAAGTACACAGCAATAAGAGCCGAAAGAACAGAAGCTATACCTACATATGGAATAACCTTTATATCAAACTTCATCACTGTTTACCTTGACTTCTTCTTCTTTCGGCTCCTTCTTGAAGAAGTAAGTACCTAGTACCAAAGTAATAATAGGATACCACCATTGGGCCGGGTCGGCATTAGTCAGACCCCAGACAAGAAGAAGGATAGCCATAACAATGACAATAATACCCTTAATTACGTGATCGCTTGTGAGATCGGATAGGAAACTCATAGTCTTGTCTTGTAACGCTCGAATCCATCTCGTGTCCAGCGCCCGTAGTAACCGTCAACAGCTTTGTGATAAAAACCAGCTTCCTTCATATCGTACTGTAGTTCAGCAACAGCCTGACGAGTTACAGGTCCATATCTAGCGTCGTTACGAGTCTTGTAGTAACCGTAGTAAGAAAGAGCTTCAATCAGTCCGTGTACGTGTACGCTTTCACTTTCCAAATACATCGCTCCGTCAACACGAGGGAACGGTACCGTGTCTTCATTTAGCTTCAAATCGGGGATAATAGTAGACAGATAGAAGTGGTGGTCAGGTACACGGAAACGAACAATCGGGTAAACGTGTTGAGCAAATTGAAATGCAAGACGTAGGTTTTCAAGTAGTTGGTCAGTAGGTCTTTCACCCTTACCTAGCAAAGCTAGCACCGACAGGGTTTCCTCTTTGTCTTTAAGTTGAAAGGCGTCTTTGGACCTACAGCCCCTCACTAAGTACATACCTTCCTTGTTGCCAGCAACCGCAAAGTTGTAAGCCAAATCGGAAAGTCCACCGTAGTTCAAATCATTCTTTAGGAGCGCCACGAGCAAAGGTTCCGGCTGCTGGAATTGGTAGTCAATGTCTTCTGGAAGGTAGTAAACGTCCAGACGAACTGGTTTACGGAGGCTATTAAGGTCTTGGTACGGATCGGCCCCCTTATTGGACCGAGGCACGATACTAGTCCAAGCTCCACGAAGATGTACTGTCATGGTTCCTTCCCTACTGTAGTAAATTGGAAGCAGGCTCGGTACTGCGTACTTCAATAGCCTTCTTGATGGTTTCATTCTTTCTAATCTCGGCAGCAACCGCAAGTAGGACTTCACTACTCACATACGTGGCAAGGATTTCCATAATAGCAGACAGTACAGTTGTAATCATTTGCTGCGAAATCGGCTCAGCTACGTAGGTAGTACTAGTAGTAGGACTGATATTAATGCCACCCTTTTCAGGACGATAGATGTTCAGCCACTCGTTGTAATACTTAATAGCATTCAAGTCACCATTTTGAATCGACCTTGCTATACTTAGTTTTGCGTCGTTCTGTAGGTCTTCTGAGAACACTTGCTCGATACGCATCGTATAGTAGTCGTGATGTGATTTCTTTCGCAACAAGGCGGTCCACTCTTTGGTGGTAATCCCTGCCTCTTTGAGCTTCGCCGCCAGGTTCCTCTTGTCGTTGATATTGACTACCAGAGTTACAGCCCACGCGAACTTTGGATCTATGTAATCTTTTGATTTTACTTCGTAAGGAGGAACACCACGATTGGAGAGAGACTCCGAGATTTCTTCTACGATTACTGTCCATCCCTCAATGACCTTAGGACGGCTTGGGTGCTCTTGAAATTTCTTGTCTAGTTCCTGTAGGAAAGGAAGACGCTTCTGAATAAAGTAGAACGTTTCGATAAAGGTAAGCAAGTCAGCACGAAAAGTGTCTGTGTTCCCGAACCGGGAAAATGGAGTAAATTTAGATTCTGGGAACGCTTTTTGACCTACAGGGGCGGGAGGTCCGTGCTTCTTTGAATCTTTGCCCTTCCGTTTTTGGAATTTAGGTTCGCTAAATGGACCAGTGGATTTTACGGTTGTGAGGTTTAAACGGTCCGGAAGAGCAGAATCAGTACTGCCAAAAGGACTATTCCAACTATCACGTACACTACTGGGTGCATCTTCGTCTTCTTCCTGTTGATCGGTGTCTTGAATGCTTATACGAGCTTCATGCTTCTTCAACTCGTAGTTCTTCTCCAGTTGCTCTTGTTTACTCTGGAAGGCTTTGACAGTGGAAATGAAGTCCTGAGATTCTGAGATCATCTTGGAGATATCTCGCATAACAGGAGGGTACCAAAAATGGGAACCCATGTAAAATTACTCTGTAAGAAATCTATTTAGGGAAAAAAATTGAGCAGACGCCAATAAAATGAAACATTCCATTATCGCACTATCGGAGATCAATCCGTGTTAGGCTGGCCTAACACCGCGTGTTAGGATCGGTTATTCAAAAATATGAGGAGGGGGTAACTCGATTTGTAAGGCAAGCCTAACATAAGATGAGAGGGAAGGGGAACGTGGTATGTTAGGCTAGCCTTACGTCACGCATTAGGTGTAACGAACAGTAGATGTTAGGTGTAATGATACCGAGATGTTAGGTCATCCTAATCTTTATTGTTTTCTTTCCGAACCTATTGCCTTTCGTTTCGGATTCTGCGCATACTACTTGTGGGCCAGAGAACCCACAGAGAATGGAGACAAGGAAATGAACAAGGAAATCGAAGTCAAGACCACGATGCCGGTGCCTGATTCGTGGCGCATGAATCGTATCCTTCAAGAGAATGACAGCATTCAGGATACCGATCGTGTCCTGCTCGTCAATCTTTGGTGCGAGCACAATCGTTTGCGTGCCGAGCTTCGCACGCTCAAGCGTCTCGTCGAGATTGCCGAAGTGAATGGCGATCGACGTTACGATTGATCGATGCTTGACAGTTCCTCTCTCAGTGCGAGAGAGAGGTTCTGTCTAGTCTCGAACAAACGAGAGACTGGAAAGGGAAATGGAAATGGACGAGCAGACTGTTGCAACTGAGGAAGTGGTCAATCGCATTCCTCTCACTAAAGACCAGGCTTCGGCTGAGATGCTCGGTCATCCGATCATCGAGTACTTCCTCACTCTCGTTCTGAGTGAAGGATGGAAGAAGCTGGAACTTGCTGACCAGGTTGACTTCCGCACTCGACTTTCAGCCTTTGTTGCTACGGCAAACAAGGCTCGTGAGGTTTTCGACAAGGCTGTCTGGAAGGGACACGAGAATGGCTCGGTGCATGTCGATGTCAAAAGCGTGCGCCAGCAGTCGGATGGCGACAAGCCCGGACGAAAGCCAGTCGAAAAGACGTTGGCTCAGATCATTGCTGAGTCGATGAGGTGAGGTTTGTCGGGCGGCTGGGATTAGCAATGATTCCAGCCGCCTGGCTCGCCGATTGGGCAGCGTATTTCCTCGGAATCTCCTGATTGGTTCGGGGGGTTCCGAGGAAATCCCAACTCGGCAAGAACTGATGCTCATGCTTCGCATGGGTCGCAATAATACCTACTCGCGCCGGCGTTAAGCTTGCCTAACATATGTTGTTAAGCGCCCTTTATATTCGGCGTTCGGCAACTCCAATTTAGCGTGTTAAGCCCGCTTTATATTCTATATTCGGTTGAGCCAATATAGAGTGTAAGGCGGGCTTTCGTGTCATATGTCACAACCGATATGTAATCCTTACACTCATTTCGTGTGCTAGGTTTACGAGCGTACCTTGTCAACTGAAGAGCGAGCGAAACCTCTGCCACTGCATTGCCCAAATTCAAACGTATTTAAATTATAGGAGAATGTAATGGCTGATGAAATTAATGTCAAGGTTGAGGGTAAGGCTGCTAATTTCCTGAAGATGTTTCCGGATATCTTTAGCGAGGATTGGCAGAATTGGGAATTGGACGATCAAATCAATTTCCGCAATATCCTTGAAGTCTTTGTCAAGGGTGCAAATCTTTGTCGGGAGACATTTGATAAGCAGGTTTGGAAGGGCCATGAGAATGGCAAGGTTAATGTTAAGGTGACAAGCATTAGGACAAAGGCTGACGGCGATAAGCCTGGTCGGAAGCCTGTTGAGAAGACAATGGATGATTTGCTCGACGAGCGTTTGTCCAAGTAATTAATTAATGGTGGAGGTTTCGCTCGCAAAGGTATAATTTCGGCGAATAGGTCAGATTAGGGGTAATACCCTGGTCTGGCCTATTTGTCGTTCGCTCGCTCACTCGCGTCGCAATTATACCTACTCGTGTGAAAACTTTGGGTTATATTCTATATGCATATATTTTTTCCAGTAAAAGAGGAATAAGTCGAATATTCTCTTTTCCTACAGGTTCTATGTTACATATTAGCTGAACATAATCTCACTATCCCCTTATGGTCACTATGGCAGGAGGCATAGCTGGAGGGCTGTGTAAAGCCGTTTAATATTAGTCCCACTCTCACTCTCTTCTTCCCTATCGGGGAAGAGGAGTGAGAGGGACATATTAAAAAAACCAATTTGGACTTGTCCACTATGGTACGATACCCTCCCCTAGAAATAGCCTCTGACCAGGGGTTATGTCAGTCTCGTGACAACGTGCTATATAGCATCACTGTGACGCGTGTCACACTACCATATAGCACGATATGGAATTGACTCGGCTCGAAACCAATTAGTTCGAGGGCACTCCTAAACTTTCCCACGAGCAAGACCAGAAACCCTGCACGACCTACAGGAATCGCTCATAAGAATTCTTTGGGAAGGCTGGCTATCGAGTTATCCACAGCCCGCGGCCTATCGGAAATGGCTTGACAAGCACAGCGAGCAGCTATCATATGGTAGGCATGGACATGGACAGAAGCAGAGCAATACTGAAACTATTACTAGAAAAGAAAGAGGCAGAGGGCAAAGGCTTCAAACAACCAGGGCACAATGCACCGCATATTGCCGAGGAGATTGGTAGCTCTGAAAGCTACGTTCGTACTTGTCTATCTTCACTGTACAAGCAAGGACTAGTTCGAGGTTACAGGGGATACTACAACATTACTGATGCTGGTATTGATGCATTGAATAAGGGAGAGCCGATCTCACTCAAAGGCAAAAAGAATGTCACCGATGTCATCCCTAAGAATCTATTAGTACAAAGTGACTATTGCAAGGCTCTCATCAAAGACTACGCGCTCGTCGCGGAAACATATCTCAATCTAACTGATGAAGATGTTATCGAGAAGCTACTACCTATCGTAATGGTTTATTGCATCAAGCAAGGCTATGAACTTCCTGCTGGTTTCAACCTTACTTGTAACAGTGATAAGGCTAACGAAACATGGGGAGAAGTAGACGGCTATCTTACATACAACATAGACAGTATTATTTGTGCTATGGACTGGGATGCATATGCCGAGTATGAAACAGAAAAGGGAAGACCTAAAGAAACAGTAGCTCAAATGGAAAAAAGGTGGAACGAGAAAAAGGCTAAGTAATTGGGGCGTGTTAGGGGTGCTTAACAGAGCGTGTTAGGTGCCCCTATCATGCGCTGTAAATATTGACTTACGGGTGTATGATGAGAGTGGGCCGAGCCACGCCCGCACACCCGAAACAAAGAAATGGAAATAAAATGGAAGAGCAAGAAATGGATTGGAATTCAGCTAGGGAATCTCTAACAAAGAGCATGGTTGGATTCGAGGGACTGATCGACGTCATTCAAGGAATGTTGATTGGAGAGGCTGTTGCAATGCAGCGCATCTGGATCACAGTGGATAACAAGCACACACTGGAAATTGTTCGTGAAGTTCTGGCTGATCTGAATGTCATGACTTCAGCTTGGGGATATGAAAAGTGAGCGATCCCAATATCGTTATCGTCATCACTCAACCTTGCGTTATTTGCGGCCGGAAGTCTAAGGTTGCGATGTTGCGTGACCACTATAATGAGTGGGAATCTGGTAAGAACCTCCAATACGTTGTCCCGGAAATGCCGGTTGAGACTCGTGAGCTTCTTATAACAGGTACACACCCTTCGTGTTGGGATACATTTGCAATGGAAATGGGAGAAGATTCATGAGTACTGCAATCTTTGATGATCTGGAAATCTCGACGAGTGAAATGCTGTCGAATCCAGAATCATTCCTCAAGTTGATTCATGACAAGGCCGACGAATTGAAAGAGGTGTGCAGAAAGTCTGTCACGCTTCAGTCGCTGTCTTCCCGATATGACGATAATAAGAAGGACGTTCCGAAGATCCAACAGGAACTTCTCGACACCTTCTATACCGAACTCGATGAGATGCCGCTCGATTTCATGGCCGATG